AAAATCAGTGCAAATAACGACGAGCAAATGGCAGAACTAATTTACCAAGCCGTTGAAAAAATTGGATACGACGGTGTAATTTCTGTCGAACCTTCTCCTACGGGTGACGACATTGTTTCCTTCGTTGAAGGGTTTGAATGTGATAAGGGATATATTAACCCTGTTTTGTCAAAATTGTTTGGTGAAAGTAAGACATTTGATAAGCCTTTGATATTAATTTCTAACGCTGATATTAATGACTTCGCTCAACTTATCCCAGCACTTGAATATGCAAAGTCTAAAAATAGACCTTTGGTTGTACTTTGTACTTCTATTGGGGCAGTTGCCTTAAACACCTATGTTATGAATCAAGTGAATGGAAACATCAATGCTTGTATTGTTCAAGCAGAAGACATTTCATTCTGGCAGACTGAAAAGTTAAACGACTTGGCTATCTTTACAGGTGGTAAAATGATTAACAAAGAATTAGATATGTCAATTGCAGACATTAGCGCAAGTTATTACGGGCAATGTAATAAGGTAATTATCTCATCTAAGAAAGCGGCGTTCTTAGGTTTCATGGGTGACATTGATACTCTTGTTGATAGACTTGAAGAAATTGAAACCGAAGAATCTATGGCTGAGAATGATTTCTATAAAAAGAAACATTCAGTACGCTATGGAAAACTACAAGGTAATGCAGCAGTTATCGGTATTAGTGGAATGTCCGAACAAGAGATTCAAAATAAATTGGAAAGAGTTGATGATGCTTTGAATGCTACAAGAGCGGCAATCGCAGAAGGAGTTATTCGTGGTGCTGGTGTGGAACTATATAGCATAGGACTAATGTTTAACAATAAAGAACCATATAATGAGATTGAAGATGTTTTCTATAAAACATTGAAGTCACCACTTCAAAAAATCTATTACAACATTAACGGTAAAGAATTATACACTGAACAAGACAGTGTTATTTCTGATGGCTTCCTTTACGATGGTAACAATAATATGTTCACAAGGGAAGCACCCGTCTTTGACCCTGTAAAGGTTGTAAAGTCTTCCCTACGCTCGGCTGTTAGCGTAGCGGGTTATGTATTAACAGCAGATTGCTTAATTGGAGAATGATTAAAATGAATTGGACAGAAAAATATAGACCGAATGTGATTGGAGATTTGATTGGTCAGCACAAGTTTGTAGCCGACGCAAAAACATGGGTGACTAAAGGTGATTTACCTAACACTCTTTTATATGGAGTACCGGGAATTGGTAAAACATCTGCGGCTCATGTATTGGCTAATCATTTTCTTGGAGAACACAAAGACACAGACTTTTTAGAAATTAATGCAAGTCAAGACCGTAAGTTAGAAACAGTTCGACAAACTATTACTAACTTTGTTAACACTCGCTCAGTTTCTGGAAACAAGTTTAAGATTTGTTTTCTTGATGAATTGGAAGGAATGACCCGTGATTCACAGCGAGCATTGAAAAGAGTTATGGAGCGAGCAACAAATGTTCGTTTTATTATCGCTTGTAATGACCCGTATGCTGTTGATGATGCTATTCGTTCCCGTTGTGCGAATTATTTCTTTACACCGATACCTGTAACTATTCAGGTTGAAAGATTGATGAACATTATTACAGAAAATAATGCAGAATTTTCTGAAGAAAACGCCCACAAAATTGTAGACAAATGTGGGGGAGATATGCGACGTGCAATTAATGAATTACAGGCGTGTATTTATTCCGGAAAAACACCGGATAATCTACTAAACGAACACATGGGGCCTTACAAAAATTGTTTAAAGCAATTATTGAATAAAGACCCCGACGCTTTAGACTTTTTACAGCGACTTGTTTTTGCAGGTCATACTGTAAAGGATATATGTGGAAAACTCTTACAATGTGTTTTAGATATGGAATTATCTGCTACCGAGAAGTTTAAGGTAGTAGGTGCAGTAGGAGAAATGGAGTGGAGAAGCAGAAGTGTGACACCAAAAGTGCTTGTGGCTTGGTTCACAGCACAGTTTATGAAATAAATAAAAAAGAAAGAAAGGAAAGTGAAAATATGATTGAAAGAGTAGAAAAAGAACTAAACAGTTTAGCGACCCGACTAAGTATTGAAGTCGGAGAAATGAATGAAAAATACACGGAGATTGGTAGTAGCAATAATCTCGACTTGGAAGATGAGCGACAACAACTTGTTGCTTTGACTTTGACTCGTAATTATGTTCGTGGCCGTCTTGCATCTAATCGAACTGCCTCAACAGGCTTCGGGGATGCCGGAACAGGTTTCTTTATTGGAATTGAACCAGCCCGTGATGTAATGGAATGGAAGCGAAAGAATGTGTTGAGCAAGTTTAACAGCGATTCATCACAAGCATTGAAAGATGAAATCCTTGCAGAAGTGACACTAACCGAAGGTGGGTCTTACGAAAAGACTCAAGTTAAGAACGGTGAATGGGACACAAGAGTTATTCCTCAACTTCCGGCTTCGGCTATGGAAGTTGGTGAAAACCATTGGATTGTTCCTGTTGACCCTGTTAAGTCTTGGGCATCAGGTGATGTTAATAAGAATTACGGGAAGCCTTTGCCTAAAGAAGAATTTAAACTTCGAGCGCATTTCATTGGAATGAAGGAAGGCGGGGATATGCAACTTTGGTCTCTTCAATTGAAGAACGACCAAGCAAAGAACTTTAATGTTGAGACATTCCGTTGGACTACCATTTATGGTTTGTTTAATGAAGAGCGTAATGCCATTTACGGTATTCGCAACAAGACTCTATCGAGTATGAATTATCTCGATGTTCTTGATGAAGAAGACCCTCGATGGATTGATGTTTCCGGTGAATCTATGGAAGATATTCTTGTCGAACATACGGCAGAATACCTTGCAGATATGATTGAATTGGATTCTTACCATGACTTGATTTCTCAACAACAAGGTTTGCGCCTTGTCGTCACTGATGGAATTGTCACAAGTATGAATCTAACACCTAATGAGCGAAGTGGTAATAGAGTAATTTGGGTTGAACCTGTGGATGCTAATTACGGCTTTGATGAAGACGATATTCCTGAATCAACTCCGATTTGGGTTCCTTCTCATGTTGATATTAACTTTGGAGTTGGTTCCGATGTTATTATTGTTGGTCGAACAAACCAAACGCAAAAGAAGGGTGATGATGGAATGCCTATTGACGGTGAATATAACCCTGTGACAATTAACTTGTATGGAGTTTATGCCCGAAGTGCAACAGGTGTTGTCGTTGAAGAAGTTGCAGAAGGCGAATCAATGGAGTTTTGGTGATTTAAATGAATTACAAGAAAGCAGGATTGATTACAAGCGTGGCCTCGATTTTACTGAGTATCGGTCTTTATGCCGCATACGATGAAAACTTGGGTATTTTCGTTGGTCTGTGGGCTTCAACATTGTTGTTGCTCTCGGACAAGATTGAAGATATGCTTTGATTTAACTTCCGTGTAAATGTTGGCGGCTGAATGACATTCGGATAGGTGCGAAGCCTATACTTTAAAAGGTGAAAAGATGATAATTAAAATGAATGAAATACTACTAGACCTCGAAGAGGTAGAAACAATAGAATGGAAAGAAGACGATAACGAATACGATAGATACAGTGTTCGTTTTCACATGAAAAGCGGTAAAATGTTCACACGCTTAGTGCATGAAAAACAACTAAAAATATTAAGTGAACAATTTAAGGAGGAAGAATGATGAGTTTGAAAGGAAAAGGAAAGGCGAGTAATCTCGTAAGTAAAGCAAAAGAAGAAGATACCAAGAGTGCATTCGCAAGTGCAAAGGCTAAGGCTTTTAATCAGCGAAAGCGTTTGATGGAAAATGAATCAGCATATATGCTGTGTGGAATTAGTGGCGACCCCGGAACTGGAAAGACCGGATTAGCAATTGATTGCAGAACTGATGAAGAAAAAGAAACCCATTGGGTTTTTATTCTTGATTTCGATGAAGGTGCAGAACCTACATGGAGGCAACATTGGTCGAGTGATGATAAAGTGTTTATCTACAATCCCCATGTGTATAAAGAAGATATGACTGTAGATTATTTGGCTACTGCTGATATGGCTCGTTTCTTTATGGGAATGGTTAAGGAAGCAATTGAGACAAAGAAAATTGAATACGGTGAAGAGACTATTGAAGTTGAAGGCGTTAAAGCAATTGTTTTCGATGGACTTGATACTTGGCTCGATACTACAAATATGATTGCTAGACTAAATCACATTAAGGGTAAGGACCCAAGAGCGGCTGATAAAGTCAAGATGGTTCCTACCCAATGGTATGCAAGAACAGAAGAATACAAGCGATTGTTTAAGGCCGCTTGTCAACTTCAATGTCATAAGTTTTTCATCACGCATATGAAAGAAGTGCATGATGGGTTTGAAGTGGTTGGACAAAAGCCAGATTGGGAAAAGTCTACTACCGCAAAGTTATTTCAACACATTCACACATACCGTGAAGAAAGAAATAACACTACAAAGTTACACGCTAAGGTTCTCAAGTCAAAGACCAACGCAGACAATGAGGGGCAATCCTTCTTATTGTTTGAAAACGAAAAAGGTAATGTTACTTGGAATGGTTTAGTGCCAATCAAAGAAAACAACCTTTGAGTGTAATGGTTTTTGAAATAGGGGTGCTGTTATGTTATGTTATATTATGGAGGAATTTAAATGGAATTTAGAATGAATGGAAAAGAATTGAAAGAAGCAATAAATATTTGTAGACTACGAGGTAAATACAACGAGGGCATGGGTAATAAAACCAGCGTACTATGTGATGATTTATACATCGAGGTAGAAGATGGAATGGTGTATATACAAAATGCCAATAACTTTACTTATGTAGTTTATAGACATACAGATGTAGAGGCAGTTAACGGAATGGTTAACTTGTCCGGTTCTATACTTGAGAAGTATCTAACAGATACCGATTTAGTATTTAAGAGCGACGAGGGAAAAATTGAACTAGCAACAGAATACAGTGTTGTGACTTTACCTGTTTTGGGTAGACACTCTGAACTTCATGTTATCTACCGACTAAAGGATAAGTTGAGAAACTTAACTCGCAGGTCAATTAAGAAGATGGTGAAGGAAGGGCAGGAAATATTCGTGACTGAAAATTTAGCACTTAATACAATGCTTGATGTTGAGTCGGATGAACTTACAGATGCCATGTCACTTGCTGAAAAGGTAGGTAATTCAATTTACAAGATTGATTGGGATGGAGATAAACTCCTTGTTAGTTCTACCAAGAACAATGAAAGTGTTTATACGGAGGTCTTTGTTTCCGGGGGTTCAGATAGAAAGGCCACTGTTGAAATATCTTTACCGATAAGCAAACTTGTAAGTAAGGAAGAAAATGTTATCATACTTTATGATGATGAAAAGCCTGTTGTTTTTGCTAATCAACAGGTGACGGTGCTTCGTGCTCCGAGGTTGGGTGCTTAAAATGAAAGAACTTGTAGATACAGTAAATCAATTAAATGCGAGAATACAAGAACTATTACAAAGCAAGAACATGGATGAAGCACAATTTCTAAGAATGTATGCTAAGAGTAAGTCTGTTCAAATTGCATTCGCTATGGGTAGTCGAAGCATGGCTACGGTAATGGCACAAAATGTATTGGAGTATTTGACAAAACCTGAAGAGAAAGAGGAAGAAGAATGAGTAAATACGAAGAACAAGTAATTAATAAGATTCGTGAAAGGGCCGAAGTGGGTAAGAATAAATACGGTGTGACAATGGAACGCACTGATTTAAACACACTTGAATGGCTCGTTCATCTACAAGAAGAACTAATGGATGCGGCTGTATATGTTGAGCGTCTATTAAATGATTTGAAGAGATTCGAGTTAGAACAAAAGTATGGTCCCGATTTCGTTGACTTGATGGAGGACTTGTAATGTTAATTCATATTAATGGTTATATAGATACCGAAGAGGGTTGGACAGACCCTAAATATCTGCGAGAGCATTTAGAATATCTGTTCATGGAATACCTTCAAGGAGAAGGAATAAGTTTTAAAATTGAAGAATGGAAAGTGATTGAAAGTGATAATAGACACAATGGGGAGTAATATACATCTACGATGGAGAGAAGACGGGGAAAGAAAGGAAGAAACAGTAAAGGACTACAAACCTTATTTCTTTATTTCCGGTGCATCTCATTGGCATAAATCTCAAATGGTTGTTAAGAACTATGGGAAGAAAAGAGCAATACCTGTTGAAATAGATATGTTCGGAAAATGGAAAAGCCTACACGGTAAGAGTTTGAAGAAAATTACTTACCATAACCCTAAAGACCGATGGACTCTAATGAGTGAATTTCATAAGCAGGGTATTGCTACCTATCAAGCAGATGTTGATATTAAACGCCTTTATGCTGTTGACCGAATGACTGAGATTAAAGAATACGAACACCGTAAATGGTATTTTGATATTGAATCTCAAGTAGGCGGTGTGCATGATGGTAAAACAACAGTGCTTAGTATCTATGATTCTTTTACTAAAAGA